CCTTGCAGTCCTGTTACACCAGTAACGCCTGTAACGCCTGTAACGCCTGTAACGCCTGTAACGCCAGTGACACCTTGCGTCCCCTGCGGTCCGGTCGCGCCTGTGACGCCTGTAACGCCAGTGACACCTTGCGGCCCTGTTGCACCTGTTACACCTGTTGCACCTGTAACACCAGCACCTGTCGGTCCGGTTGCACCCGTTACACCTGTCGGTCCGGTTGCACCCGTAACACCAGTGACACCTTGATCGCCAATATCACCTGTCCGCGCGAACGTTACTTGAACGTTCATTCCATCAATTAATCCGGAACCTGATGATGTTATATACGCTACTGGAACATGAAAGTGTTGATTATAGTGTAGATGATTTCCTATGATTGAAAACATCGCAAAATTTGTAGGATCAGCGGATTCGTATACCTTGAAATGACCCTTTATTGATGAGGTTGAATCATCTATTGTTTGCAAGAATGCTTCAATATTCGTGCTTGTTGAATCGTTATACGCGATGTAAAACTGTGTCGCAAGTACAAGACCGGTGTCGTTAAATCCAAGTCGTCCCTGTGTGAAACTATTGTGCATTGCTGTATCAAATGTAGTTTCATAGATATATGAAAATGTTGCGCCACCAAACGCGCCCTGCGGCCCGGTTGCACCTGTAACACCAGTAACACCTGTTGCACCTGTTACACCCGTTACACCTGTAACACCCGTTACGCCAGCTCCGGTTACGCCCTGCGGTCCTGTTGCACCTGTAACACCAACGTCACCTTGAGGACCTGTTGCACCTGTTACACCCGTTACACCTGTAACACCCGTTACGCCAGCTCCGGTTACGCCCTGCGGTCCTGTTGCACCTGTAACACCTGTTACACCTGTTACACCTGTTACACCGGCGCCAGTAACGCCTTGCGGCCCGGTTGCACCTGTTACACCTGTTGCACCAGTAACGCCTGTAACGCCAGTCACTCCAGTGACGCCGGTAACACCTTGCGGCCCGGTTGCACCTGTAACACCTTTAATTCCTGAAGCACCGACACTTCCTACTTCTCCTATTGGCCCTGTTGCGCCGGTTGTCCCTTGCGGACCAGTTACTCCCGTGACGCCAGTTACTCCCGTAACGCCAGTCACTCCAGTGACGCCGGTAACACCTGAAATTCCTATTGGACCAGTAACACCTGTTGCACCCGTTACACCTGTTACACCCGTTACACCTGTTACACCAGTGACACCCGTTACACCAGTAACACCCGTTACACCTGTTACACCCTGTGTGCCCTGTGGTCCGGTTGCACCAACTGGCCCAACAGGACCTATTGGACCTTGCACCCCGTTCTGCGCATTTGACAGTCCAGTTCCAGAAGATTCACCGGCGATAATGACATTTGAAATGTCAATTGGCGAACCGCTACCGTACGGAAATACTATGTAGTATTTGGACGGCCTTACTCCATATATGCGTTCTGTTACTTCGTACGTCCAATTCTGCGGACGGAGTAGCACGTTGTCTGTGACTGGAAGTTCGATGCTAAACGAACCATCTACATCAAGAGTTGCAGTTAAGCTACTATCATTGATGATAATTGCATCATCTTGATCTAAAATTTTTACAGATGGTTTGAATGTTATTTTTCCTTGCGCCGGAGATCCGCTCGGCGACTGGTAACTTCCGGTGAGCGTGCGTGTAAGTACGTCAATAGACCAAGCCATGTGCTACCTCTCGTTCAACGTGATAGATGACTTGTTCACGGACGCGTCACGCCCAGGTGGCGTAAAGATCGACTACGAGATGCGATGCTTGACTTGAAAACACGTTGATTGTTCCGTTTACGACGGGAACAATGACAGCGTTGCACACAGCATTTGAATTCTGGTAGTTTAATGCTGATGTGGTTGGGCGGACACTTCCGGGTGCCCACGCGGTCATGTATCCTGGACCTGCTGCCCCTACTGCGGTTATGTTGATCATAGCAGCAGAGATGTTGCTGTTCGGTCCAAGTGCGACTATACGAGTAGTTCCGGCTTCAAGTTTTGAATTATTTGATCTAGTGTCAAGTATTCTGACGGGTGGATTTAAGATTTCCATGTTGTCCTCGAGTAAAATTGAAGTTGATGGTTTTGTTGCTGAAAATACATCTTGTCTAAACTTATCCATGTCCCAGCTGCTCTTGTCTGGGCTCCATGGAGACGGTCCGGCAGGGTCAATTTTCCTTGTCGGCGCCCATTCAAAATGTCCTCTAACATTTTTTATTGGAATTTGATATGCGGAGCATAGTGCGGCACACAGTGTTACATACGCCTTTGTTTGAACTTCTGGCCACGGCTCGCCTATTCCATTATTTGCTGCTTCAATGCTGATTGCATAGTGATTCATCATGTTGTCCGGAACTTGTCCGTTCCATGAGATACTTGATCCTTTTCCATTTGTAGCTACACGTCCAGCCGCGATCACGTGACAGACCCCGTCGCGCGCAAGAAATATGTTGCATATCGGTGAAACTGGACCGTGCAAAATATAATTAATGTCGTTTTCAACTGCTGTTTTGCTTGCCGTGTGATGCACCATGACATGCGTTGGTTTTACAACGTATCCCGGAGGAGTCCACGTTGCAAAGGTTCTTGTTTTCCATCCGTCAATCTCTACAACGGACAATCCAGCGTTCTTTAAAACTAATGCTAGGTTAGACAGCCAAAATGCCATAAAATCCTCCAATATAGATATTATACTTCAGTAGCGTGAACACTTTGATTTACGGTTGCACGACGTAGGCTGCAACCGCGCCGGCGTCTGTGGCATCAAAGAACGTGATAGTTATAATTGCTGTTTTGTTCGCGGCGATGCTTGTCGGTGTTGCTGAACCGACAAATGTCCATGCTGGAAACGCGAGTGCTCGTATGGCAGCGCCTGCAGAAAGTTTAATTGTTATGACTTTTCCAGCGGCCCTGTTTGTTGTTGTAAATGTGACTCCACCGGTCAGTGAAATTGTTTGATATGTTCCATTAAGAGCTGTCGCGTCAAGGTTTACTGTGCCTGTTGTTGCGAGCGAGTTTCCGACTGTTCGTGTTAGCGGGGCATAGACAGAACTGAACGCTGAATCCGAGGCCAGAGTAGTTCTTGTGATATTTTCCCATAGCGCAGAACTTGTTCTAGTCAGTAAGTCACCAGTTGCTAGGTTCGTGTACGCAACATCGTGAAGTTCATCTACTTCATATCCATTTTGAACTTTTACGGCGATAATCCCGTTGTTAGCTTGTACAACGCAGACACCAACCATTACTAGGTGATTTGGAGCTGTTGTCTTTGTTGTTGTCATTCCTCCAGCTACTGTTGGGGAAAGCCAAATTATCGCGCCTTCTGTCAGGGCAGAAGTGTTGATATTGCGGACAAATCCTTCTGTCATGACAAAGCCTGTTTGATTATCAGCGATGTCTTCCGCGGCAACACCGTATGTTTTGCTGGAATTTGCGTCTGTAGTAGCTTGAGCTAGGGCTACGCCTATACGTTGTCCTGATGAACCAAAAAGTCTGACTACTTGTCCTCGAGTTATTATTGTGCCGGTTCTGTTTACAACACGTTGGACTTGTTCTTGTCCGACTTGAATTGTGACGTTTCCACCTTTTAGTCCGAGATCGAGAGAACCGTCTGTGTCGTTCCATGTCATCCGTCCGACCGTTACTGGATCGGAGTTTACTAAATCAAAGTTTAGTGAATCAACTGTTGGAGAGTCTGTCCATCCGGTTGCGTAATCTCCGGAGCCGGTTTTTGCTAAAAGATCTCCAATAGCGCCGCCGGCCGGCATTCCACTTCCTGCTGGTCCAGTCGCTCCAGCTGGTCCTTGCGGTCCAGTTGGGCCCTGTATCCCAGCTATGCCTGCTACAGGTGTTTGCGTGCCGTAAAAACTGATTGGAGTTTCAGTCGTGCCAGCGCTTATGACATTGACGATATTTACGGGTGATCCGTCGTCATACGGAAGAAACATATAGAATTTTGTTTGTTTTGATCCGTATATGCGGACAACAACTTCATATGCCCAGCCTGCTGGTTTTAGAAGACTGTTGTCTGTTGTTGGAAGTTCAATGCTAAATGATCCGTTGACATCTAGTTCAATGATCATTCCGACGGTGTTTAGAAGAATGGTGTCGTTTTCATCAAGAATTCTTGCCGTTGGACGAAAAGATATTCTGCCGTTGGCTGGATTTCCATTGGCTGATAGATACGTACCAATTACTGTTCTTGTCAATACATCATTAGACCAGGGCATGGCAGGCTCCAGAAAGTGTTCTAGTTAAATTTTACCATTTTCTATACTTTGTGATCGGGACTGTTAGTCAAGCCAGACGGTATATTCTGCTGTTACGCGACCTTTTTCTGGATCAATAAAATGAAGTCGCTGCGACGGCAGTCCTTTTGCTGCAACAAATTCTGCAGCATATACGCTTTCACTTTCTGGAGAACCTGACACAAAGATTCGTCCACCATTGGCCATGACAAGAGTCATAGGAGTATGGAAGTGACCCATGTACACATCTTTGAACTCTGGGACAACACCTGTTGCCCACGCGTTACACTTTCTCAGGATTCCAAATGCAGGTGTACCGCCTCCAAAGCTTTTTATTTCATCACCGTGTACGATGAGCGCTCGGTATGAGCCAATTTCAGCGATCTGATACCAGTCTGCCGACAACTGCCATGTCACGTTCCTGAGATCTTTTGTTCTATCTTGTGTAATTCTGTATGAAATCGCGTCAATGTTATCATTTGCCGGAAGTTCTCCTTTTTTTCCGAGTCTTCCGTGATTTCCGTATTCGCAAATTACGTGAACTTTGTCAAAGTATTGAGCGATACTTCTTACCATGTATTCTTCTATTCGCACTGTTTCGAATAGTTGCTCGAACAGGTGCGCTTCAACTTCCCAGGCTTGCCCCGGAAATATCGTGATACCCTCGACCATGTCTCCACCAAAAACCAGCACCGCTTCTCGAACTGGATGATGGGTTCGCTGTATTGTTGTTAGTTCAAAAATTTTGTCAACAAACTGGCGAATTCTTTTGTCGCATGTCTCTATCCCGTATCCGGCTGTCTTTTTTCCAAGTTGCCAGTCCGTTGCATGGATAAAAGCTATTTCACCTTTTTGCTTTCTCGTGTCCTTAGGCATCTTGGTATTTGCGGGCAGTGAGCGTCCAGTAGAAACTGCGGCGTCACGTGCTGCTGTATAGACGGCTTCAACAATTATTTCATTTGCTCTTTTTGCTCGGTATTCCGCCTGCTGCGAGCGTTTAAGAGCCTTGCGAAGCTCTGTTATTTCATCTTCAGCTTTAATGTCATCAGATAGACTCATGGATATCGGTTACCAGTTCTCCGCGACGATAGCGGCCTATTACGTCTATATTTAGTTTATATCCGCGCTTTTTCATTGCTTCACGGATATTAGATGCAGGTATGCTGTGGTCATCCAGCGCTGTCAGGAGATCAGCTTGATCTTCTTCAGAAAGTTCTTCAAGAATTTCTAAAATTCTGGGCTTTTTTCCCATTCTTGATCCTTCATTTTTTATGTCATTGAGTAGGTTACCCACTTCTCTCCTCGATGTTTAGTACATGTACGGTACGTATTACTGCAGGATGTACTTGACTTTATCATAAATTGCAAGTACTAGAGCGTGTTAAAGTATGGTTCTTGATCCGCAAAAAACACTGGTCGATTCACTAATTTTTCGGTTCAGGATATATAGTCAACCTTGACGCTGAAGGCATCGTCTATAGTGTCGTCTTTCTATTCAACAAGGGCACGTTGATGATAAAATTTGTATCTTCGATGATGTTCTTCACCTTTTTACGGCGGTCTTCGTGACTTCATGGGAATCAGCCAACGGACGTCTTGGTCCTGCCGCCACGTGGTACGCGGAGCGTGGCTGGCACATTATGCCGTGCTACGGAATTGTCAACGGAAAATGCACGTGCGGTGGCACACATCTCGAGCCGAAAGACGTTGGCAAGCATCCATCTATTCCTGAATGGAACATTAATGCCACGAATGATTTAGAAAAAGTACGGTCATGGTGGTCAAATGGATCAGAAGGAAACGTTAGTGTATTTTGTCGACCAAGTGGATTTTTTGTCATTGACATTGATCCACGTTCAGGCGGACCAGATTCATTTGATAAGTTTGAGGCTCTAGTTGATGGAGCGCTTCCTCAAACTGTCGAGGCGATAACGGGAGAGTATTCTGTAGGTGGTCAACGAATCCGTGGACGGCATCTTTTTTACAGATGTGATGAATCAGAAGTTCTCGTTGGAAATCTAAAAAAGTCTGGTCTTAACGGAGTTGACATTAAGCACAACGGATACGTTCTGATTGCGCCGTCAAGACATTTTTCAGGAGTCTGCTACGACTGGGTGGACGGAAAAGCTCCATGGCAAATAGAAATTGCAAAAGCTCCAGAGCAACTTTTAGCAGCTCTACGAAAAAGATCAAGACGTCTTGAATCAGCTCTCGGTGAAGGCGAGTGGGGTTTTCTTGACGGACTGGAATTCGGTGGAGAACGCGTAGACGTCGACCGACTTCTTTCAGACGGAATAGATGAAGGATCGCGCGCGGTAGACATCTATTCAATGACTTGTGCAATTGCAAATAAGTTTCCCATCAATACCGAAGCTGGGAGACTTGCAGTCGAGACAATGATGATCAGGTTTAACGCTGAGAAAGTTAGACCACCTCTTGAACTTGAAGGTCCTGGAGGACTGTTGATGCATGTTCGTCGTGCAATACAGTTTGTCATTGACAACCCGAAGACTGAACGTCTTTGGCCTGGACTTCAAGAATGGGCAATTAAGTCACAAGAAGAGACAAATTCAACTTCCACCGCCAAAAAGCAGAAGACTTCTAAAAATGCAACTACGGTTCAAAATTACAGTGATAGTCATCTTCCTGGCACTATTGGCGGTGCTGTTAAAGATTCTCTCGCCGACGGTGACTCGCTTGCAGTCGCTAGTAGACTCTCAAATATCGACGTTCCGCTTGACCCTGACGCGCTTGGTGAGGATGAAGGTGGCGAACCTGGAAAAAGAACGCTTACGGATACTGGAAACGGACGGCGACTCGTTGATTCTTTTGGCGCTGCTGTCAGATATACTCCGGGACTAGGTTGGTTTCATTGGGACGGTGGATACTGGAAGCCAGACACCGAAAATCTGGAAATGAGAGAACTTTCAAAAAAGATCTCTCCGATCATTGCAAGCGAAGTAATTCACTATCTAGATGATGCGGATAAGCAGTCAGAAGTAGTGAAATGGGCACAGCAAGCAAAATCAAATGCACGAATTAACAGCGCGATTGAAAGTGCCACATCAGATCCGAGAGTGTTCATAAACGTTGAGTCGTGGGACAGCGATGAGACACTACTTGGTGTTGCCAATGGCGTAATCGATCTAAGAACTGGTGATCTCTTGAAAGGTCGACCAGATCTGTTTATTACCCGAAGAGCTCCTGTCGCATACAATCCAGGAATTAGAAATATCCGCTGGGAACAGTTTTTAGATTTTGCAACAAACGGTGACAAAGAGCTTCAAGAATGGTTGCAAAAAGCGGCTGGATATTCAATGACTGGACTTCGTACATATGACGTGATGTTCATGGTGTACGGCCCGCCTGGATCTGGAAAAAACACCCTTGTTGAAGCCCTTGTAAAAGCTCTAGGAACTTCGCAATACGCGTGGCCACTTGACTCAAGCATTCTTGCTCAGGGCGACGGTCAGGCGCACGGTTCAGATCTATATCACTGGGCTGAACTACGCGGTCGACGTTTTGTGTGGGTTGACGAACTCCCAGAATCAGAGCGTCTTAAAGAAAACTCGATCAAAAAATTGACAGGTTCTAGCGAAATTTCCGCGAGATCTCCTGGAGAAAAACCATTCACGTTTCAGTCTAGAGCAAAGCTGTGGGTCACAACAAACCATAGACCGATCATCAATGATGATGCCATGTGGAGACGAATTCGACCTGTACCACTGACAAACGTGCCAGAAAACCCTGATCCAGACCTCAAGCACTATATATTTGACCCAGAAGGTGCTCTTCCAGCGGTTCTTTCCTGGGCTGTTGAAGGTGCCATTAAACTTCTCGGGTCAAGCGCTAGAGATGCTCTAGGATGGTGTTCGGCCGTCAGCGAAGCGTCAGAGATTTACAGAAAAAATGAAGACAGAATCGGATTCTTTCTTCTCGAGGAAACAAAAGAATCTGAAGGAGCTACGACTCCGATTAAATCTCTATATGCTGTATATCGGGTATGGAGTGAGGAACGTGGCGAAAAGCCGATGACACAGATCGCGTTTCAACGAAAATTGAGCGAACGTGGTATAAAAATCGAGGGATTTGGCTCGAGGGCAGAAATTCATGGATACATGTTGATGCCAAGAGCTGTTTCAACGGGTGATGTTGACTGGGGAATGGCAACGAGGTTTGCGCGATAATGATTTCTAAATATGGAACTATCTGTATCGAGATGGCTGGAAATAATTTGACAGTCGCCGATGTACGTGAATGGCTACGACTTGTAGATGAACTTGATCTAGACGACAGCACAGTTTTAAACATGTCAACTCTTAGAGTGATAGTTAAAACTACAAACATCGAGCCATTGTCGTGTGGAGATTGCGAACCGCAGATTGCCCACGCGGGGCATTCATTGTGGCTTAAGGAATGTTCTAAAAAGGACTAAAGTTTGATCTTAGTGTCTTTCCAAGGCACTAGACACCAAATTAGTAGAGGTCGGAATGCTGCAAACATGCCGTTCCGACCTTTACTGTATGTCGTCATCTTTTAGTCTATTCACAAGGTTGTAGACAGTTGATGGAAACCATTTTCCACCATGTGTTGTCTGTATTTCTTCTGAATTCAGGTAGTCGGCGATCTTAGAGTAGGACATTCCAGAATCACGTAAGGAAACAATTTTCTTGCGTGTATCAACAGATATTTTTGTTTTTGGTCCAAGATCAACTCCCCATGTTTTACCAAGTGCCCTACGTTCCTTGTGAACGTCTTTTTGACGTTCTGCAATGATTGCACGTTCCATCTCGGCGAGCGCGCTCATGACTGTTAAAACAAATCTGCCTTGATAGCTCGATGTATCAAGATTAAGATCAAGAAGTACAATTCTCCACTCTTTTGTATTTGCTCTATCGATGATGCTTAGAAAGTCTTTTGTCGAGCGTGCAAGTCTGTCTAATCGAGTAACAAAAAGAGCAGCGGCTTCTCCAGTGTCAAGACGTTCGAGAGCGCTCCGTAGGACGGGTCGACCAGATATGCTTTTTCCAGATCGACCTTCCTCGCGGAGGAGTTCTACATTTGTAAAGCCGGCGAGTTCTGCTGCTCGGCGGAGTTCTCGTTCCTGCGCGTCAAGTGACATTCCATCATTTGCCTGCATCGCCGTCGAGACGCGCGCGTAGAGAAGTGCTAGATCACTGGTGGCCACGGTCAATCTCTTCCTGAATTTCTTTCTCGAGCGGATCTTCTGACATGTCGTAGAACAGGTCATCGTACTTGGAAAACAACCGTTCAACAGCCTTTGTCGCGTCGGCAAGTTCGTGAACTCCGTTGCTGCAGCACCAGGTGTCGTAGGTCAGCTCGACCGTTAGTTTTACTCCACCGGTCTCCTCGCTGAATCCCGTCGAGATGCTCTGCACGCGAAGGCGAGCGGGAGAACTTGGCCGTGGGTCTCTCATGTCTTTATCCGATCTGGGCGGTGTGTTTGGTACAATTCAGATCATACAACGTTTTGGTTAAGGTTGTATAGAAAATAGGGGCGTCTAGCAGGCTGTTTACCGCGAATTTTCAGCGGCAGGTATTGATTTATCGGTAGATCACGCCAAAAACGCAAAATATTGATAAATTGATCCAGTAGTCCTAAAACCATCATTTTAGAAGGAAATGTGACTACAGACTGGTCTTTTTCGACTACTTCCGCGTGGAGTGTCAAAGAACAGAAAAAGACCAGTCGCGCGAGTAAGGTGTTACGGCAGCACTCCACTCTTCCAAAGTGGAAGCACGGGTTCGACTCCCGTTACTCGCTCAGAGTTAAAGTCACTTTTTCAGCCGCAGTTATTGAAAGAACGCCGACGACTACAACGAGGAAGATCAATGGACAAAAAAGCAATTGTCTTTGTCGTCGATGACAATTACATTTCTCAGGCAAGATTGGCGATTCATGATGTATGGATTTCGTCTGGGCGGCAGTATCCTGTGTACGTCATTCACGCCGGTAGATTCTGTCAAGAATCGCAGGACCTACTTTTAAAAGACGCTGATCGACTGGGGATCGATCTTATTCTGTTTAATGCTATGTCGTATTCTGGAATGTTTTCTAAACTTGTCCAGAAAAATCACATTAGTCTTATCGCGTACGCGAAGTTGCTGATCGGCGAGCTGCTTTGGACCAAGGAAAAGATCACTACAGCGTACTATTTTGACGTTGATATTCTTGTTCTTAGAAAATTGGACGATCTTTTTAAGATCAAGCCAAAGAAAGCAATTGCAGCTGTTGATCACAACCTGAACAGCGAGCACAGACGACTCTTCGGGACCGACGGTCGGTACATAAATACGGGAGTATTTGTTGCGAATCTTCCGAGATGGAACGCCATAAACGTAATGGAAAAATTTAAGAACGTCATAGATGCAGATCCAAATAAATTGATCTATGCAGATCAAGATGTGATCATGCTCGCTCTAGAAGATGAAATTGAAGATCTCCCTGTCGAGTACAATTTTTTATTATATAAACAATGGAACCCGTACATCGAAACAACGATGTCTCCTCCGTGGAATTCGTCAGTGATCTCTCCAGCAATAGTTCACTTTGCTGGAGTAAAGAAACCATGGCATCCTGAGAGTAGAGACGAACTGTCAACGCAGTGGAGAAAGCGAAGAATGCTTCTTCCAAGCTGATTTTTGATGTTGGTGTAATCAAACCGAAATACTCATGGTATAGTAGCGATTTACAATCCTCCAAACCGAGGCAGGTTACTGTCTTGAGGATTGACTCCATGTGAAATAAGACGTAGACCGCCGGGTTCTGCAATCAGAAGACGGTTCTTGTTTTGCAACCTACGAATACACTTGCCAGAAATGGTAAGCCACTATCCGAAAGGAGCGAACCATGGGAGTACGGTTCAACTTAAAGAAAATTGCGATTGTCTGTATTCCGACACTCGTATTCGCGGCTTCGGCGTGTACGCCAGAACAGCTTGATACGTTTGAGAAGATCACAGGACAAACGCTTCCTCAGAACATTCGTCAAGATTTGATTTCTCTGCCTGATGAGTCGATTCAGCTTCCAGACGGTAGAGAGATCAGAGCTGACGGGTCAATTACACGAGAATTGCGAGCTCCGGCCGGTTCTAAGTGCCCGCAATTCTATGATGAAGCGATCGCGGCTGGATGGCCGGCGTCTAGCTGGAAAAGAATTGACTACATCATCTTCAGAGAGTCTCGGTGTACGCCTGGCGCGTACAATGGGAAGGGACGAGATAACTCGTACGGACTGATGCAGCTTAACATGAAAGCGCTCAAGTCTTGGGTTGGCCCCATGGTTGACTGGGACTTTACAAGATTGTATGATCCCTACACCAATCTTGTGGTTGCAAGAGAGCTTTACAATAAGGCAGTTAGCATGTGGGGATGCGGCTGGCGTCCGTGGGCGTTTAGGTGCTGAAATTACGAGCATAAATAAAGAAGCCGTGGCAATTAGCCACGGCTTTTTTATTTGGTCAATTTGACTCAGTCTTTGTTTTTCTTACCTTTTGTCTTTTCAACATGAAGATCGTGAGTGCGTAGTGGGTGATCCGCTGGCAGTCGCGTGCGCTTTTTTCCAGCTTTTGTCCCTGAAATTGTCTCTATTTGACCTGTTAACGGGTTAAGTCTTGTCCGGCTTCCCTTTGACGGTTTTGCCTTACTCTGCTTCCCCATACGTCAATCTGCCTTTCGCTTTCTTGATTGTCTAGTTGCACGACTAGTCGAAGATTCATTCGACAATTCAGACTTTATCACAGGTATACTTCCAGTGGGCCTTGTTATGTGCTCTTCTATGCGGTCTAGTCGAGCACTTGACTCTGTGATGTGGTGTTCAAGCTTTTCACTGATTGACTCGACAATTTTGCGGAGAGTCGGATGTCCTTGTTCAACATTATTTACAGAATTGTTGACTTGCTCAGCAACGAGATGAACGCTTCCGACTTTTGCCTCGAGCCGTCGAAAACCTCTAACTGCTGCAGTCAACAGTGCAAGAGCACCGATAAGTGTCGCAATTGACGTAAGTAGTCCGGGTATATCTTGCACTTTGCTAATCCTTTACTGTTTTGGTGACATTCTTCCGACCGGAACGCAAGCTTCTCCGCCCTCAGAAAGCAATCTACTTAGATCTTCTACGCGAATAAACCCGTCTCCGTTTACTCCGTAATCCGATCCCCATGAATTACGAAGTCTAATAATTTCAAACTTCTGTCCAAATCCTTCTGAAATAAACCGTGCCTTTGGGTTATATCCAGTTGCAAGAATACAATGACCTCCCACTAACGAGCCGGAAACATCAATAAGTCCGCTCTTTCGTGTTCCGTACATCGAGTCATACCACGGAATTCCAAGAACAACTGGTCCAGATGTCACGATTGTGTCAATTACGTCGTCAATTCCAAATGCCCAGCGATACATCGAGATAAATCCCATTGATTGAGCAACCTTTGCTCCAGCGAGAACCGATGTACCTTCGTAGTCTTCGCCGGCCCATTCGTCCATAAGTTTTGCTTGTCGATAGATTCCAAGCGCCGTCGCCGTTGGATCTGGAAACTTAATTGAAACTGGCAACGCGCGAAGCTCGTTTGTCCATCCAAAACCTACGCAGGCGCCTTCTCGTCCCTGGTCAATGACTGGTTTCGGGACATACCACGATTTCCTCTTGCGGACTACGCTAGACGGCAACGCCGCACGTACAGGATAGTCACGCGAACGTTCGTCATGGCGAGACACCCAGTCGAACTTCTTGGAATTGGATGTGGGGGTGGAGGAGAAGGGACTCATTTACCGCGCTTTCTAGACAAAAGAATTATAACTAGTTGTCTGAAGTGTCATTTTTCCGCGGCAGTTATTGTAGACATAGTAGAATACGACGGTGAAGAGTCAACCGTATCTCGGAATACCGGAGCCAATCGCAAGTGTGTCAAAAGCTCTGATTGACGGATCCGATGCGTACCACCGTGTTCACGCAGCACGGTTGGCGCGGACGGCTATGCTTTTGCTTGAAAACATTGAAAAGTCAACAAAAATGCTTGAAATTGGCACGAGTGGATTTTTTCCGCTTCTGTGTAAAGAGCTAGCGCCTCAACTTGAAGTCGATGTTACTCACTTTGATAAAAATAATCCAAGTTGCTCAAACATCAACATGTCACTTGGCAAAAAGAATATAGAAGTTAAAGCATTTGCAGTTGACTTAGAATTCGACAAAATTCCAATTAACGATAAGACATACGACATTGTTCTCTGTTGCGAGGTTCTCGAGCACATGGAAGTTGATCCCATGTTTATGCTTGACGAGGTAAACAGAGTCCTGAAGAACAACGGACTACTTATACTAACAACTCCAAACATCACGAGCTCGAGAGCACTACAGAAAATCCTTAACGGAGTTGAGCCATACTTTTATATGCAATATCACAGAGATAAGTCCTACAATCGTCATAACTATGAATATTCCGCACCAGGACTTGCAAAACTTCTCAACGCTGCAGGATTTAAAGGAAAAATTTGGAGTGAAGACTTGTTTGAAGACGGGTTACCGGAGATTGTTAGAAACCTTAGAAATTTTGGATTTAAAGCCGAGCACGTTGGCGACAACTTGATCTCTGTATCGCAAAAATACTGTAGACCGACAGAAAGATATCCAAGTGGGATCTATTCCTAACATCGCAAATCTTGGTGGAGAAATCAAATATCTACGAAGACTAGTCAAAAAAGAAGATAAACTTTGGTCGGCTTTTAATCCGTCAATCGCGTATTCTCCCAAGAAAGGATACGCCGTCACGATTCGATCAAGCAACTACGTCATACTTCCTCACGGTGAGCTAGACGTGACAGTCGGCAATCACATACAGAACAAGGTATGGTTTTCTGAACTTGATGAAAACCTTTCTCTTGTCGACTTGCGTCAAATCGATTTTTCAAACAGTGGATATCAATTTGACCGAGGAGTTGAAGATCCAAAGCTCCTGTGGAGAAAAGGAAAATGGATGTTTACCGCCGTCGCGATGGAAAGAGACATAAGAATAGCTAGGCACTGTGAATGCTATCTTGACGCAAAAGCAACATCAGTCAACAAGGTAACTATCTACCCTGGTGTCGATCAAAAGCGCCCAGAGAAGAACTGGATGACGGCCGGAGATAAACCTAATAAATTTGATTATATCTATGATGGCAACGGGGTCATCAAAGACGGATACATGACGAAAAAATTAGTTGACTTTCCTCGGCTATCGGGAATTCGCGGAAACACCCATCTATTGCCGCAAGAAGATGGAACGTATCTTGCGATAGTTCATAGGCTGTGGATAACACGAGAACGCATGTTTATACAAACTGAATTTTCGTCACGCGACGCTGTGACAAAAGACTATGATCATTTTCTTGCGAGATTTGACGAAAATGGATGGATAATTGAAATTAGTGATCCATTCAAGTTTATATCTAAAGGGATAGAGTTCGCTGCTGGTCTAGTCCAGATCAATGATGATCTTGTCATATCATTTGGCAAAGATGACGTATCATCGCACATTGCGATCATCAATAAAAATACATTAATGAAAACCATGACAAGAGTTGAAAAAGTTTGATGTCCGTCTGTGTTTGATTTATGTTGCGATGTAATATCAAACTATGCCGGAGGGACATTCAATCCATCATTTTAAAAGAATTCACTCGGACTATTTTGTTAATCGGACTGTAGCTGTTTCAAGCCCTCAGGGGAGATTTTCTGACGAAGCTAGCAAAATAGATGGAACGACTTTAGAAAAAATAACTGCCTACGGAAAGCACTTATTTTTTCATTTTGAAAACGACAAAATTGTTCACGTTCATCTTGGGCTCTACGGATGGTTCAATTTTTGTGACGTAGACGACGATGACGCTATGGAACATCGACAAGAGTCTATTCGGATGCAACTTCAAACCGATTGGATAGTTTCAAGGCTACGTGGTCCAATAACGTGTGAACTTATCGATCACTGTGAAGTTGAAAAAATCATAGACAAACTTGGCCCGGATCCGATACTAGAAGATTCAGATCAAGAAAGAGCCTGGAATAAAATTTCCACTCGTAAGAAGCCCATTGCGTCGCTACTTATGGACCAGTCAATCATCGCTGGAATAGGTAATGTGTACAGGGCTGAACTGTTGTTTATGGCTCGAATCTATCCGTATACGTACGGAACAAATATGTTGAAAGATGACTTTGATCATCTTTGGAGACTGTCGAAGAGATACATGAAACTCGGTTCTTTTGACGGATACATTCAAACTCTTGATCAAAGACTTGTAGAAGATTCGAATCAATCAACTTGGGTCTACGGCAGGCAGCGACTTCAATGCTTTGTATGCAAGTATCCAGTCACCGCGACTATGGTTGACGGAAGAAAACTATACTGGTGCCCAGAATGTCAAATATAGAAACCGTTGAAATCAAAGTATCCGACATAGATGGCGATCATGATAGATTTGCTCACTATGTTGAAAAAGACCAAATCACAGAAGCAATTGTTCTAGGTCTTCCGGTTATTGCGTTATGCGGAAAAATATGGATTCCTTCACGAGATCCGGATAAGTATCCTATTTGTCCTTCATGCAAAGAAATATTTGATTCTTTTTCAATTCAATGACATATTTGACATAGTTAGACGCTTAAGTATAATCTTAGTACAGTCATTTAACCATGGAGTGCGTCGTGTCTTCACTTTTCTCGTTTCGTTTGAGCGATGATTTTGTAGCTAACTATTCTGGAAGAAAGGCGCCGTTTGGATACGCTGATGCTGTCGGAAACTCAGTTGGCGAAATAACATTTCTTCGCACATACTCGAGACTAAAGACCGACGGTACAAAAGAAACATGGTCTGATGTATGCGAACGCGTCATCAATGGCATGTACTCGTTGCAGAAAGACCACTGCAAAACAAATCGTCTTCCATGGAATGACGCTCGAGCGCAAGCCAGCGCCAAAGAAGCATTTGATCGTCTCTTTAATCTAAAGTGGACACCGCCTGGCCGCGGACTGTGGGTCATGGGCACTGAACTTGTGAACCTCCACAGAAACTCGGCAGCCTTGCAAAACTGCGCGTTTGTATCCACCAGTGAAATGACAAAGCACAATCCAGCAAAACCATTTGCGTTTTTGATGGAAGCGTCGATGCTAGGAGTTGGCGTTGGTTTTGATGATCTAGGCGCGGACAAAGAATTTACGATCTATAAGCCAAACAGTGATTCAGCAACAACCTACAAAGTACCGGATACACGTGAAGGCTGGGTTGAATCAATGGCACTATTGCTCAACTCATATCTTCGCGCGGAGCAGCCAGTCTTTACGTTTGATTACTCTGATGTACGCCCTGCTGGAGCGCCGATTACTACGTTTGGCGGAACAGCCGCGGGACCTGGACCACTAATAAAGCTTCACGAGCACATTCGCCGCTTGTTTGAAAACCGTTCTGGCGAAAAATTGACTAGAACAGACATTGCCGACATCGGAAATCTCATCGGGGTTTGCGTAGTATCAGGAAATGTTCGCAGAAGTGCAGAACTTCTACTTGGGCGTCTTGACGATGATACATTTCTCAATCTGAAAAATTCAGAAGTATTTCCAGAAAGAAATTCATACAACTCCGAAGCCCCCGGTTGGGGATGGATGAGTAACAACTCGGTCGCGACGATGGTCGGACAGGACCTGTCGCGTATCGTCGACGGTATCGCGCGAAACGGTGAACCAGGCGTGATCTGGATGGATGTATCGCGCCTCTATGGTCGCCTTGCTGATCAACCAAACAATAAGGACTGGCGCGTAGCCGGATACAACCCGTGCGCTGAGCAATCTCTAGAATCATACGAATGCTGTACGCTTGTTGAAACGTACCTCGGACGGCACGAATCAATAGAAGACTACAAGAGAACGCTAAAATTTGCGTATCTCTACGCCAAAACAGTGACGCTTCTTCCGACACATTGGGAGGAAACAAATGCGATCATGCAAAGAAATCGCCGTATCGGAACCTCAATGTCTGGTGTAGCAAATTTTGCTGACAGAAAAGGTCTGCCAGCACTACGCCACTGGATGGATGAAGGCTATAACATCATCAAATACTATGACAATGTCTATAGCGAATGGCTTGGAATCCGTGAATCAATCAAGATGACAACTGTAAAACCATCTGGTACGGTTTCAATCCTTGCTGGAGAATCACCTGGAGTGCACTGGACTCCAGGAGGAGAATATTTCATGCGTGCAATTCGTTTTTCAAACGAAGACGCCATGGTGCCACTGTTTAAGATGGCAAACTATAAGGTTGAACCAGCAAGTGAATCTCCAGAAACAACGTCAGTTGTGTTCTTTCCGATAAAGTCGGGTGCGAGTCGGTCAGAAAAAGACGTTTCAATCTTTGAAAAAATGGCATTGGCAGCGACCGCGCAGCGGTATTGGAGCGATAACTCGGTGTCAGTGACAATATCATTTGATGCTGAAAGTGAAAAAGACCATGTTGGAACTGTCCTTCACATGTATGACGGGCAACTTAAAACTGTGTCATTTTTGCCGCAGGGCAATTTCACCTATCCTCAAATGCCGTACACTCAAATCAGCCAGAGCGAGTACGAGGAAGCGGCAATGAACCTTCTGCCGATTGACTTTAGTGGAATCTACGCTGGACTCGCTGCTGACGCGATTGGCGAAGCTTACTGCACGACAGATGCGTGCGAAATAAAGTTTGTCATTAACAACCAAAACAGTTAACTAGAGACAGGAAATGACGTGATTGAAATTCCAGTATGGTTTTCAGACGCAAAATGTTCTGGCATGACAGAGCTCTTTTATACTCCGTCGTACTCTGAAAACACAAAAACAAAACGGCGACGCGAGGAAGCCGCGATCACCGTTTGTAAGTCATGCCCTTCGATGATTCCCTGCAGAGACTATGCTAGAAAAAATAGCGAGCTAGGTATCTGGGGCGGAGAAACTGAAGATATGCGCTGGAGGGCCGGTGTTGTTCCACCGAATTCCGCGCTTAAGAGAAGACGTTCCCCAGATTATTACGCGAATTACAAGAATAAGATCATGGCAAAAAAGCTGTCTTTAATTCTTGAAAACTTGCCAGAGAATGCTTGATTTTTGCGGAAAGAACATCCGGCTCGATCACTGCTTTTCCGTCAAAAAGAATTGTCAATAACTCTGAAAGATCACTTGCAACATTGAAAGCTTGCATTGCTTTTGTTTCAAGATCTTTTACTAGATTTTCAATCATCTAAATTTGCTTTCTTTTATTTAGAAAGTCTGCATAGGACCGTTTCGCGTCATTGCATCCGCACGAACAGTCCTCACCTTCCTGGATCCATGCGCAGTTGTACGCATGTCGAACCTGTTGAACGAGGATATTCAACATCTCGATGAGTTCTTGATCACTGTTTATCGACATCTAGATCAATTATCTCCGGACGTGTTACACCACTTGGATTGTATTCTGTCGCGTTTCCAGACGAGATCATTAAATCATTGACGCAGACTTTGTCATCAAGATAGATCCATGCAAGATAACGTCCGTATTTTTCTGTCCGATCTTTTACAGTGTATACGATGCACTGTGAGCCAACCGGGAGGACTGATGATAAAAACTGTTTTGCGTTTTTTCCTTCCTGCGTTGACATTTCTGGGGCGTTTATTCCACCAAGACGAAGTTTTATATCGTGCGTAAGTCTAGTAACCGCGTTAAACCCGAGATCGGTATCAATCAGGATTAGCCGCACGTTTACCGTATCGCCGTCAACTATCCTAAGAATTTCTCCTGGATAAATGTATTGTTTTATCTCTGCGCGCTGTAACATTATCTATAGCTTTCTGCCGTTTCTCGTCCTGCAGAAAAACTATAATTCGAACAATTGATGTGATGGCGCTCAATGAAAGCAGCAGAATCATTTTTACTTGCTTCTATAGTCTTTTCAGCGATGTTCTTCGTCAATAGATCTAGCTAGAGCGGCTAGATCCCGTCGAGTCTGATCAAGTGAAGCCTGCAGACCGACGATGACGCCGGCCGCTTCAATGAGCATATCTCTATCAAATTTTTCAGTTTCTGGATAAAAAGTGCTTGCCATGTCAAGCAGTTGTTCAACAATGCTGCTATTGTTCACCAAAAAATCCACCATATAACTAGGGTCCAAAATAAAAACCCAAACGGAATAGCGATACGCAGGGCGCTAAACACGTTGCCGTCATCGTTGTCATTAGCCACGGTCGGCCTCCGTTGCGTTGTATAGACCTTCGTACAGATCGTAAAGGCGACGGTTAGTCCACCTCAACTGCTCTATTTCATAGTTCAGCCGTTCGATATGGTCTGCGGCTTCAATGAGCGTGAGTGACAGACTGCTGTCTGATGGGCTTGTCAGCATCTCGCCGTCGTTGTAGAGCCTCCATTGATGGAGTCGGGTTACGATGTTGTCAGTCAGGGCTGAACTATACCTATTTTGGTATAGTTGTGCATCGTCAGCCACGGCGAGCCTCCTTGTAACGGTCAATCGCTGCATCAACCATGTTGTGGTACTTCGCGTCTGCCTCCGTTGTGTGGTGTTGCCCCCACCAGTTACTCGTAACAAGAAGGGCCTGCTTCAACCATTCACTAGCGTCACGGAGCCGTTCGATCTCGTCGGCGGCTTCGTCCATGAGTTTCTGTTGCCAGAACTCGGTGTACACGCCGTCTTTGACTCGCAGTCGGGTCACGATGTCGTCAGCCACGACGGGCCTCCTCCCACGCACGCAGATGCGCTTCTGTCAGATCGTGATTGCGAACAGCCGCATGAAGCGCATCGCCAGCGACACGCAGCCGT